GATATCCTGTCTCTACACAAGTAGCAGTTGCAGTAATATTATTAGACAAAACATCTTCATAATAACGAAAGTCAACTACACCTCCAGATAAATCAACAGCATACTCTGTGAAGTTAGAAGATATCTGAAACTTCTCAATATTACCTGCTTGTTCTGGAGAATTTTGTGTTGCCATTAAACTTTATAGAGACTTGCTTTCACTTGTGTTGTATAATAACTATTTAACATAGCTTTTTGATTGTTATACATTACCATAGCTTGTTTAAATTGTTTTGATCCACCAGCACCTGATGGGAAATCAGATCTGCTTGGTTCACCTAAAATTACAGTGCCTGCAGATGATTGTTCATAAGATGCTTGAGAAGAAATAGCAGATGTAGTAGATGCAATAGATGAACTATTAGATGCTATCTCTGCATCTGAAGAAAGTACATTACCTTTAGAATTATCACTAGTGGGTATGATATTATCTTTATCTCCATTCTCATCAACTGTTGCATTATTTTCTTTTGTATTACCATTTTCATCAATTTGTACATTTTCTGATTCTTCTTTATTTGTTTTGCCAGATAATGAATCTAAAAAATGTTTTGTTAATCTAGGAATACCCATAGGAGTCAATAATGATAAATCTGGTATTTTCTCAACTCTTCCATCTTTTAGATATTTTTCTAATCCCAATATTTTAGCTACTTTACCTAAAGAAGTTTGTAAACCAAGGGGAAGACCAAAAACTTTTATTTTAGGAACATTAACTGTTGGGAAGTTCTCTGTAAAATTTTTAAAACCTGTAGTGACTACATTTTTTAAGAAACTACCAACATCAGAAAATTTCTTCATAACAAAAGATACTATTGCTTTACCAATGTCTCCAACACCATTTACTATCTTACCAAAAAATTCTTTCACATATTCCCCTCCTGAATTACCACTCTCTCCTTTATTAAATAATTCAAAAAAGAAATCTCCAAGAAATTCACCAACCATCTCACCACCCATTACAGCTAAAGGAGTAAGAGCAGAACCAGTACCAGCAGTTAAAAAATTAAGTGCAACACCTCCAAGTATACCACCAATAAAAGAACCTGCAGTTTTCGCAGCAGTTTTTCCAAATGGTTCACCTGCTAACATTGATGTGACTGCAACAATAATAGGTCCTATGACAGGAATTTTAATTCCTTTTGCAGCAACACTCATAGCTTTAAATAAATTACCTGCTTTCATAGCAAATTTTGCTGCTGGTCCTCTACCAAATAATTTAATTAATAATCTAGAAGGTGCTCTTGTTACACCTCTAGATGTTATTTGTGTTATAGGTTTTGTAATATTTGAAACTTGACTTTCAACACCCTCTCCAATAACGCGAAGTGTTCTACTGCCAGCTGTTACTCCACTTGTGACTCCTCTTACAGCATCAGAAGTTAGTTTTGTTAATTTTGCCATGCCTGGTATGGCCATAAATGCTGCTTTCAAACTATTACCTAAAAGTTTGAAAGTATTAAAAATTTTAGATCCTGCGAATTCAAAAGCTTTGCTTACTGGTGATAGTAATTTACTAAGTCCTTTAGCCATTAATTTAAAACTTGCTTTAGCAAGTTTCATTCCCTCTTTAAAACCAAAGATAGAAACTCTCAAAATTTTACCAAACTTTTGAATATTCTCTCCTATATTTTCAAACATCTCTTTAATTTTTTTTGCATTTTTTATTAAAAACAATGTCAATGCACCAAGTGCTATATTAGTTAAGAATTTAATCAAAGCATCAAGAGGACCTTGTGCTGCTTTCTTTACACCTTTAGATGCTTTGCCTAATAAACCATCTTTCTTTTCTAATTTTTTTTCTCTTTTTTTACTTTTACTTTTTTTATTTTGTATCTCTAATAATTTTAATTCATCCTTCTTTTGTTTTACTTGAGTTTCAGTCAGAAATCCCAATGCATCTGTCATACCAACTATATTATCTAATCTATCACTTAACAAATTAAAATCTATCCTACCACTAACAGCAGGTTTTACATCAGGAATTTCTGGTATCTCTAATAGTTTAGTTGGTGATATTTTTTTCTTTGATTCTGTTTTCTCACCTTCCATTATATTCCTTACTTTCTCTCTTTTTTCTTTTTTATCTCCACTAACAAATTTTTTAGCTTTCTCCTTCATTTTTTTCTTATCCATTACTTTGGATAACATCTTTACACCAGTGACTACAAAATTAAGTGCCATTTATCTAACCCACCAAATTATAAATTGATTGAACAATAATATTAGAATCATTACGTGAATCACTAGATGAAAAACGCTCTGCTCCTTTAGCATTACCTCCAGATGAAGAAGTCAATCCACCTGAGTTACCAGATTTTCCACCACTCATAGCCATGATTTTGCTACCTCCACCATTTGGAGTGCCAGGTGGAGTTGTCATTCCTGATTTAGAAGATGACATTTTTGCCATGCTATTATCTGATGTTTCAGATCTAAGATTGCTTCCTGAACCCTCTCCACTTGGTGCACTAAAATCAACTGATATTGTCTCAGGATTTGCCATACTCCATGACTTCAAAAAAGTTTTCTCTTTCTGAGTTCCTGGTTTACCACCCAAAGCAACACCAATACAACCCAATGTTCCATAAGGGTCTATATCACTATGAATCATCATGCCTGATCTCTTTCCAATGTTACCATCACCAGAACCAATATAGGCAGACCAATTTCCTAATCCAGATAATGCCTTTGAAAGAGGACCATGTTCATCAAAACTATGAACTTTATATGTTCCATTTGGCATTGGAAATCCTTTGCCTGGCACACTTTTTCTCATCTCTTGTGAAATACCTTCTGTGCCTGGTGCTCCTGATACTACATCATAAGTTTCCCCTACCTTTTTTCCATCTTTATCTTTCATCTGCATTTGTCCTGTATTACCACTCCCTTTAATACCTATAGATCCACCACCTTTAGCATATGATGTCCCTTCTTTTATGATTGGTTTATTTGTGCCACCACCTGCTGCATTCATCTCCTCTAATTCACCAACTCCAATTTGATCAACAGCACCTCTACTCATTACAAATTCACCTGGTTCTAACATTGCAGGCACAGTATCTCCTGTTCCTTGACCAGGTACTTCACCACCACTTTGCATCTGTTTTGCAGGCACTTGACCACCACCTTGCATCTCTGCTTTTGGTTCTATTCTTGGAATTTCTTTTATTTCTAATGGTTGTAAATTCTCTGCTTTAAATTCATCTAAAGGCAAATCAACCTCTAAACCAAAAAGACCTTTTATAAAATCAATTGGATCAAGAAGAGCTTGTAATCCATTCATTAATCCTTGCACAACAAAATTGATAGGACCTAAAAGATATCTGTTTATTGCTTTAATGAAGGAATTACCAAAATCTATGACTCCATTGGCAAAATCTGTCAAAGGTTTCATAATTTGTTCAGGATTTTCAAGAATATCTATTAATTTTAGTAAGGCACCACCTAAAATAATATTCTTGAAAAAATTTAATATCTGATCCATGAAACCTTGAACAGGTTTGATTGCTTTTTCAATACCTGTTTGGATCATTCCTTTTTCTTTTGGTTTTTCTAATTTATCTTCTCTTGCTTTATCAGATGCTTGATCTTCATCTACTCTTAATTGATCTTGTTTTTCTTTATCAGCATCTATTTGTTCTTCAAAATTACCAAGAATCTTATTAAGACTCTCTTCTATTTTTACGATACTAGGTTGAAAAACATTAGTAAGGAAGTTTATAACATCATCCTTACCAGTGTCTTTCATATCATTTACATCAACTGGTGGTTTAACATCCTCAGACATTAACTTATCATTCTCTCTTCTTAACTTAATAATATTTTTAAGTTTAGTAATCTTTTTTTCATTATTAGTAACTCTCTCAGTAAGAAATTTCAAAGCATCTTGAAATTTCTTCAAAGAATCATCTTTCTTTTCTTTAGGTGCTTTGCCTGGTAATCTTCCTCCTGTAAGAGGACTCACATAAGTTGGATTTCTTTTGTCTATATCTGCTTTTACTTCTTCAAGTGACTTTAACTTTTTTGGTCTACCTCTTCTTTTCTTGCCAGCATCAACCATTGACTCAGCTAAACCAAGTTTATCAGCAGTTATTGGTTTTTTAGAAGCAGTCTTAGGCATTTTGCTTGCGTTTGAGTTCTTCTTCCTCTAAGTGTTGTTTAAGAAGTGTGACATAAACATCACGCTCCCAAGGCATAAGATTTTCAATCTCAGTTAATGAATATTTATGGTACTGCATCAAAGCAAAATTTAACTTATAATAATTCTCCAGATCCATATGGATCATCGCTAAGCGAAAAAAGACGACAAACCCTCCAACACTACAGTACTTTTCTTTTTAGTCTTAGGGTTGAGAAGTTCAACTGTATGAGATAACTTAGGCATTGTCTCAAAGAACTTTTCTATTTCTTTGAATTGTGCTGAGTTCATCTGCTCTAGAAAACCAATCACTTCTTTCTTTGTGCAATCAGCAGTAGACCAAACCTCCTCTTCATTATAGATCTTATCAATACAACTTGCTATTAGATCAAATGATCTTTCCATATTATTCTCTTCTTTAAAATCAAAGTTACTCTTAATAAATTGATCTAAAGAAGGATACTTCATCTCCATCATCAAATCATTATCTACTTTAATCTTATTGGTGTGATTTTCATCCTCTACTACTTTAATCTCATCAATGGGAATAATGACAGGAACAGAGGTCACATCATCATCAGGAGCAATTAAGTTCACTTCTACATCCTCTCCAACAGATTTACCTCTGATGTTAAGAAATAGATATTCAATATCAAAAGTAGGTAACTCCTCTACTTTGATTCCCTTAGTGAGAATACAACTTTTAATGACTGCTTTGATAGCAGTTGTAATTTGTTTTGTATCTTCACTCTCTAATGCAAGAACTAAAAGTTTTTCTTCTTTAACAAGGAAAGGTCTATAGTTAATTGTTTGTTTTGATGAAGGTAACTCCAACTCATATGTTGGAGTTGCTATGGTGGGTAATGGCATTTCAACTCAAAATTATCAGTATTATATATATGTCACTTTAAAGGGAGAGAAAATCTCCAAGACTTGTAAGTGTGTTATTTAAAGATGTAAAAGGATTTATTTTAACAGCTTTCCTCTCTCTTACATATCTAATGTATGAGAATGATACATTAACTCTTAAAACATCACTAGGACCATATGAAACTGGTGTTGATGTCACACTTGTAGGAAAGGCACCAACAAAAGTATACAATAATGATTGTGGTGGGTCAAGGACGTTCTCTACAATATCACCAAAACTATCAGGATATGAAATATCTTTTTCAAATTTAGTTAGATATAGTTCAGTTCTATAGTCAGTAGGATATGTCATTCTATAATTAACAAAATTACTTTTATATGCATTTCTACTTCCAGTTAATCCCACACCTGACATAAAATCCATCCAACCATCTAACATTTCAATCACATTATAACTACGATCTACCATAAAACTTAAATCTAAAGTTCCATCATACATTCTACGATAGTTCATCTTCTCACTTACACCAGCATAATCATTGGTGACATCATGAGTGGCAAAGGATGAACCAGGCAAAACAGCAGATTCACAAAGTAATTCTATATTCTCTCCCTCACGATTATAATCCAAATCTCTACCAGATTGACTTAAAAAAGGAAACAAACCATTAGGTAGTTGAATTTTGATTTGATAAACAGAAGTTTGAGCAAGATTAGTTATTCTAGTCTTCAGTTCTGAGGTTTTATAGGGTCTGGGTCTTAGATTTCCCATCTATAAATAATTTTATATTACTATTACTATGTAGGTGAGATGGGAAGTACTTACAAAAGTATCTTTAAACCTAGAAACCCTGAGAAATATATTGGAGACTCCTCCAAGATTATTTGTAGAAGTAATTGGGAAAGAACATTCTGCAATTACTGTGATACAAATGATAATATAGTTACTTGGGCATCTGAGGAATTTTCAATTCCTTACATTTCTCCTATAGATAATAAAAGACATAGATATTATCCAGATTTTTTGATTAAAGT